CCCATATAAGATTATTAATGAAATTTCAATCTCATTGAATGGAACACAATATTGGGAAAGAATGTATAAAAATATTAATGTAAAGATTGATGTTAATGGTTTTGAAGGTAAGTACGGTACATTAACATCTGAAGAATTACTAAAAGATTACTCTAATGATTTTGAATATGAAATGGCTGACGAGGTTATGGATTCAAAAACAAATGTGCCAACAGAAGAAATAAAATTTGATATAAATAAAAAGTAATATGGAATTATTAGAAGGAATGAGAAATGACTGTAAAGAAGGAAACATAAGTTGGTTTCCTGAAAGACAAAAAACATTAATTGACTTAATAAAAAAAAATAAACCTCATAGTATAATTGAGATTGGTTTTAATATGGGTCACTCATCTCTAATAATATGTGATACTATTGCTAGAATGAAACAAGATGGTGAGTTTGACGATGAACCGGTAACCATTAATATTTTTGATATTTGTGAACACGAATGTACTGTAGAAAATTTTGAAATACTTTCAGAATCGGTTAAACCTTATGGGATATTTATGAATCTAATTCCAGGGTCTTCTTTAGATACTATACCTAATTTTATGAAGGCTCACGATATTATGTTTGACTTTGTTGAAATTGATGGGTGTCATACTTATGAATGTTTACTTAAGGATGTTGAAAATACCTGGGATAGAGTTAAACCTGGAGGTATAATTTATATAGATGATTATAAATCTACTGAGGTTAATATACCTGATGTTGATAGAGGTATTGAAAGTATTAATTGGGGAGGATTTAACACTTATTATATTGATGGTGCATTTTGGGCTGAAAAGAAATTTTTAACACTTGAGGATTTATTAAAACCATATGAACAAGTTAATCACCCGGCACATTATGGCGGATCGGAGAACGTATACGAATCAATTAAAGTAATTGATGCTTGGGATCTGGGATTCTCACTTGGAAACACAGTAAAGTATATCTCTAGAGCAGGAAAAAAGAATAAGGAAAAAGAATTAGAGGATCTTAAAAAGGCATTGTGGTATTTACAACACCATATTAGTAACTTAGAAAATTAAGGTTTGATTAAAACACTATCACCTTCTTTTATGTCATATTTGTCACAATCACCACCATTAATTTCTAAAATTAAATCACCCTCACCTTGATATGTTTGACATTTTTCTTTATCACAAGGTGGACAATCCTTATGTATCTTTGAAACTTTCATATCCTTTATGAAAATAATATCCAAATGAGTTTTACAATTTTTCATCCAAAAAGAATGTTGTCCTGGTTTCATAACAAACAACATTCCATTAGTATTATCATCAAAAGAGTTATTCATCATACCTCGTTCAATGTCCTTTTCGGAAATCATTGTAACAACATTAAACAAATTATTATTAATTATTACTTCATTCATATTTATAAATATTAAGTTATGGCAGATTTTAAAAGATATTCCGGAATACTATTAAAAAATAAAGACAAGGTCTTATTATGTAAACGTTCGCCTGAAGAATCATTAGCAAATCAGTGGTCATTACCTTCAGGACATATTGAAGGTAAAGAAACACCTTCTGATGCTGCTTTTAGGGAATTTTATGAAGAAACCAATATCAAATTAAAAAATGACATTGATTTAGTTGGATTCATAAACAAATATAAAAAAGATGGAGTAACAAAAAGAGGTATAATGTATGTGTTCAAATCAGAAACAAACACTGAAATTTTACCTGATTTAGATAAAGCTAAAGATGGTCACGAACATACAAAATGTAAGTATTTTAGTAAAAATGAAATACCGGTGGGTAAAAACAATGAACAATTATTAGAAATAATTAAAAAAATCTTTAAATAAGTTGATTTTTAGTAAGTATTGTGGTATTTATATAACACAAAACCTAATCCGCCTTCTTCTTAAAATAATAAAATGGTTTAGTTTTAAAACCCATAAAATTTGTAAAAAAATATTTGTGGGTTTTTTTGTTTTATAAGAATAAAATATCTATATTTGTGGTATGAATAAGACAGGATATAATATTAGAGTGATAAACGAAAAGATGGGGGAGTTCATCAACGAAACGTTTGTGGACCAAGTACAATTCAAGTTGTTCCTAAAAATGGTACACGGATGTATTGAATTGGGTGAAGACCTATCATTCTTTAATGGGGATACTTTTTTGGTACACATACCAAATAAAATTCTTAAGGATAGTGTTGTAATTACCACAACTAAAGAGGTAAGTATTGTTGAACAAGTTAAAAGCAAAATTGAGGCTTTTGTAACTAAATAATTTAGTGTATTATGAAAAATGTTTTTTATTTAATTTTAGTGGTTTTTGGGTTAATGTCTTGTACAAAAGAAAATATCGGACCACCAAACCCACCACAACCAATTATAACGGATAGTACAACTATTGACTCAACCTATAAACTGGTTAATCAGACCTGGGTAATCACCGGGTACCGAATTGGAGAAATAGGAGGAATTATCCCAACTTCAGATACGATTAAATTTAACACAATAACCGGTTATGAGTTTAACGGAAATCCTGCAACATACTCGTTTTATACAACGGCATCTGCATATAATTTAACAATGAACTATACTCCGTGGGGTAATTTAAGTGGAACCATTTATGAAGGTAATCTTATTTATGGTAGTATAATAGGGTTGAAATTTAATGACATTACATTTGGATCCTCAAATCAAACTAACTATTATTTGTGGATGTTTAGAATTTAGTTTCCTTGTTCTATAAAAACAAGGTGGTGGAAGATCGACACAATCCTTGTGCGACCCTATAAAAGGAATCAGAAATGATTCCTTTTTTTTTGTTTTATTAAAAAATTATTCTTAAATTTGTCTTATGGAAAAAGTATTATATATAATCAGAGGCGTTAGCGGATCAGGAAAATCAACATTTGCAAAAACATTAGGTGGTCAACACTATGAAGCGGATATGTTCTTCATTAATGAGAATGGGGAATATAATTTTGATTTTACTAAAATTAAAGATGCTCACCAGTGGTGTCAGGGTTTTGTTAAGTCGGATATGATATTGGAGTACCCAAAGATTGTTGTATCAAACACATCAACTCAAGAATGGGAAATGGAACCGTATTTTAATTTGGCAAAAGAATTTGGGTATTCCGTTTTTTCTGTTATTGTGGAGAACAGACACGGAGGAGTAAACCAACACGGAGTTCCGGAAGATAAAATAGAATTAATGCGTAACAGATTTCAGATTAAATTATGAGTTTTAAAAAAATATTAACGTCAGGAAAAGTGTGGATAACATCGGACACTCACTTTGGACATAAAAATATTGTACGAGGAACTACTAATTGGAGAACCCAGGACGGTGAAGTACCAGTAGATTCCACAAGGGATTTCCAAACGATTGAACAGATGAATGAACGTTTGATTGATGGTATAAATCATTTTGTGGGTCAGGAAGACACTCTAATTATGTTGGGTGATGTTTCGTTTGGTGGGTTTGAAAACATTGGAATATTCCTTGACAGATTGGTATGTAAAAACATTCACCTTATTCTTGGAAATCACGATCACCACATTGAAAACAACCGAGGAAATATTCAGAGTAGATTCTTAAGTATAAACCATTACCTGGAGGTTAAAATAAATGATGCGAGTTTTGTAATGTGTCATTATCCACTACAAAGTTGGCACGGACTTAACAAAGGTGTAATCCATCTTCACGGTCACGTTCATTTACCAGAAAATAGAAAATTTGGTAATGGTAGAAGAATGGATGTGGGTGTTGACGGAAACGGTATGGACCCGTATAGTATTGATGATATCATTAAAATGATGAATAAAAGACCTGTAGGGTCGGATATGTCAGGTGACCATCACTTGGATGGTTTGGTTGGAGTTGTAGGATAAAAATAAAGGATTACATATAATTACCACAAGGACCCATCTTAAGGACCTCAAGTTTTTCTTGATAACCTCTAGGTGTTGAACTTGAGTAATCCGATCTTTTACCTAGACCGTTTATTACGACAATATCCCCAACACCATCGTGACACCCACCCCAAGTTTTGGAATTGGCATTATAAAAATCATCTTTAAGACACTCCACTTCAATAGAGAATTCCGGTTCTTGGTTGTTGGTGTTAAATTTTGATTTGGATAGTAATTCTGTTGCCAATTCCGGACTTATTTCAAACTTATTAAATCGTTTACATTTTGGACCCTTTCCTCCCCCACTAGATTTATAATGTGTTGGTTTCAAAGAATTGATATCTCCTTTTATTTGTTTAACACTAGAACAGGTTCCAGGGTTATTATCATATTCATCATCTGCGGTATTTAAACTTGCGTATTCCGCACCATCGGCTCTTTTTAATGGTACACCATTAACATAAACTTTAAAAACCGCACTATTACAAGTATGTCCCACTTCTGTTTTTGTGTAATTAAGATAAATTTGCATTTTATTTAAACAACCTTTAATATATGACATATCAATCAAATCTATTTTCATTGTCATATTTTGTTCCGTAACATAAGTGTTTGCTAATTGAGAATAAACCCCACCTGCGTAAGTTGTTC